GCGAGCCGCCCGGTGATCACCCCCATGGGGGAGTTGTTCGGCACCACGGCGGCCTGATAGCCGCAGTCATGCCACGTGGTCACCGGGTCGGCGTGGAACCGGTACGACACCCGGCCGTGGGTGTTCTGCGAGTAGCCCGCGTTGGTGGTCTGGCAGATGTCCCCCGACACCGGGTCGAACGCCACCCAGTGGCTCTCAGCGGTGGTGCCCGCGTCATGGGGCAGCGCGCAGGCGTTGATCGCCGTCGCATCGGCGCCGGACACCGCCCCCGCCGTGCCGCCCGAGTTCTTGAACTCCAGGGCGGCGAAGTCCGACCCGCCCGTGATCAGGTGCTCGGTGCAGATCGGGCACCAGGCGACCGCGCCGACGTTGAAGGCGGGCATCCCCGCCACTTCGATGTACCACGTCGCGCCGCCGTCGTCGGATCGGAAAAACCCGCCCGCGCACGAGGCGTAGATCGTGTTGTGGGTGGCGTCGGTCGGGTCAACCATGATCTGGATCACGGTCGAGTTGTTGCCGCCCAGCCAGAACTGCCACGACCAGTTGTAATGCCACCACGGCCTGCCGTCGGGCAGGGTGGCGGTGTTGATCGGGTTGGGGCCGGTCAGGTCGGTGAGCGCCGGCGTACCGCCCGGTGTGCAGACCACCTTGATGATCGCGGTGTAGTTGGTGGAGGGCTTCTTGCCCCGCGAACAGCCGACGATCAGCACATGGTTGCCGCCGGAGACGTACCCGTCGATGGCGGTCCAGTCGCTGCTGCCGGTGGTGTCCAGGGCGGTCATGCCGCCGCCGCCGTACGTGCTGCCGGTGCCGTTCATCGCGGTCAGGGTGCCGGTGCCCGCAGCGGACCGGTACAGGCCGTCAAGGTCGCAGGTCACATACAGGTAGGCGTTGGCGCCGGTGTCGAGAAACACCATCTGGGCGGCGGTGCCGGTGAACCCTGACAGCCGCGTCCACGTCACCGACGCCGGGTCGGTGGGAACACCAGCGGTGAGCAGGTTGGTGGTGTGCCACACCCCGCCGTTGGCCGACCCGGCGGGCGCGGGCGTTGTCGTGGTCGCATCCCACCCGCCGACCCACGCCTCCGAGGCGTTGTTCGGGTTGATCAGGATGGACCGCAGGTACAGGCCCGGGGTGCCGATCTGCGTCCACGTGGCCCCGTAGTCGGCGGACCGGTAGACGCCCTGGCCGGAGTCGCCGCCGAAGTCAACCGTGTAAATCAGGTTGTTCCCCACGTCGGCGGCGAGCACCTGGCCCACCGCCTGGTCATTCTCGTGGCCGCCCACGTTGGTGGGCAGCGGCGGCGACGACGCGATGATCATCCATGACCGGCTGGTGGACCGCTGCGTCCAGGTGACCCCGCCGTCCGCCGAGGCGAGGAACCCGCCCGGCTCACTGGCCGACTTGCCAGTAGCCGAATACACGTACGACTGCCCAAGCGCGTTGACCTCGCCCCACCCGGCCGGTGGCCACAGATAGCCAACCGGCGACTGGTTGCCCTTGGTGCCCAGGATGTTCGTGCTGGACGGCTGCGCCTGGTGGGCGCCGGGGAAGTAGCGGAAGTGCCCCCACACGTTGCCGCCGATGATCAGCTGCCGCCCATCGGGGGATATGTCGAACGCGGAGCACGGCTCGGCGCCCTCATACCGGGTGAACGCCCAGTGCACCGCCCGGTAGGCGACACTCACCGCACACCACGAGGTGGACGTGGACGAGGTGGTCAGCCCGGTGGTCTGCGCGATGGTGCCCGCCGCAAGGTTCTCGTTGGCGCTGGCCATGAAGCACTTGGTGGTGGAGGTGTTGATCTGGGCCAGGACCGAATAGCCGGTCGGGAACACCCAGGCCGGGCTGACAGGGTTGGCGGCGAAAAAGTCTCCCACGGTCAGAATGCCGAGATCGCCGGGGGTGTGGGCGCAGTTGGCGTTGAGGCCGCTCATGGACGTGCCGGTGGTGGTGCCGGACTTCCGCGCCACCGCGTCCACGAACACGCCGACCGTCCCAGCTGGCGGGGTGTGTTCGCTGATGGACCCCCGGGCGGTGTTGCCGGTGCCGACATTGAACGCGCAGCTGGTGACACCGGCGGGAACGTCGAACCAGTACCACTGCTCCACCCGGCCGTCAGCGGTCGAATGCGAGGAGGCGAGCCGCCATCCGGTGGTGGTGCCTGACGGCAGCTGCCCGGACGGGGGGATGATGGGGGTCGCACCGGCGGGGGACATCATGCAAGCGACCAGGAAGTTGTGCGCCGTGGTCGCCGCGCACGTCAGCGTCAGCGTAGTGGTGCCGCTCGCCAGCGTCGGCGACTGCACCTTCGTCCATGCCACCTGGTTTAACCCTCCGTCCCGTACAGCCCGGAATAACCGGCCCGCCGCGCGGACCGGTTCAGCGAATTGGTCACCCCGCCGGCGGTCTTGGCCGGCCCGGAGGCCAGCAGCCGCGCCACGTCGGCGTGCATCGCCTTGATCGCGGCAACCACATCACCGCTGGCACCTGCGCCCAGCGCCGTACGGACCGCCTCGGCCAGGGCTGCGGGCAGGATCATCTCGTTGGCGTGGATCAGCGCCGGGCCGGTCTTCGGCACCCGCCACGCGCCGGACTCGTACCCGTGGCCGTGGCCCAGCACCGACATCCACCCGCGAGCGCCATACCTGTGGATCGCGTAGTTCAGCCCGGCGTAGATGTTGGCCAGCGGGTTGTAGATCCCCAGCCGGGCGAACGGCCCCGCGTACGCCAGGAACGTAGACATGATCGTCTGCATCAGGCCCCGCGACGGGTCGCCCATCTGGGCGTTGATGTCGCTGAGATTTATGGCCCGGGGGTTGCCGCCCGACTCGGTGTTCATCTGCGACAGCACGATGCCCAGGGCGCCGGCGGGCTGGCCCAGCATCGCAAGCACCTGCCTGACCAGGCCCGCCCACCGCGCCACCCCGACACCGCCGCTGCCACCGCCGAACCCGAACAGGTTTTCAATCGCACCGCCGAGCCCAGACAGCGCGTGCAGCGCCCGGCCCGGCAGCGACGACAGCGACACCAGGCCCTTTTCCACCAGGTGCACGAGCGCCTGCGGCAACGTGCCGAACACTTTCCGCACCACCGAGAGCGGATTGTGGGACATGATCCCGTGCAGCAGACCGAGAGTGACGTTGGACCCCAGGCCGAACATCACCTGCGACGGCGAGTGGATGCCGAAGTAGTGTTCGACCGCATGGATCACCGGCTGGACGACATTGGCGTTGATCCACGAGGCAATCCCCGTGATCTTGTCGCGGATGCCGTTCATGAACCCGAGGATCACGTTCCGCCCGGAACCGGCCAGCCAGCCGACCGCGCCACGGAAGTAGCCGGAGATCCGGCTTGACATGCCATCGAACCAGCGGGACACGGTGTTCCACACGTCGCGGATGCCGTGCCACAGCCCGGTCACCACGTCCTGGCCCTTGCTGGTCAGCCAGCCGACAGCCCGCGCGAAATACCCGACCATCCGCGCCCGGAAGCCACCCCACCAGTGGGCCACCACCGACCAGGTGTCCTGCATTCCCGACCACAAGCCGCCCACGACGTTGCGGCCTCCGGCGAGCAGCCAGCGGCCAGCGGACGCCAGCCATCCCCTGACCCGCGACGGCAGCCGGGTGAACCAGGCGGTGACCGGTCCCGCCGCGTCCCGCTGGAACGCCTCATACAGCCACGACCACTTTGACGGGATGCCCCGGGTAAAGAACTGCGGCAGCGACACCGTGAACCAGTGCGTCAGCGGCCCAGCGAACCCGCGCTGGAACCCCTCATACGCCGAGGACCACGTTTTGGCAAAGAACCCCGCGTTTTGCTGCGGCATCGCCAGCGACCGGGGCAGGCCGCCCACCGTGGTGGACGTGACCGCGCGGCCACCGCCGAACAGCGCATCCCACGCCGACCGCAGCGGCCCCTGCTGGCCCGGCGCCGGGCCGGGCAGCGCCGCGTACAGGTTGGCCGCGTGCTGCGACCCGCCGAACGCCGCGCCACCGATTCCTTGCAGCCACCCCGGCACGTTTCGGCGGTAGTTCGCCAGCCCCGACTTGCCCGACTGCGGGGATATGGCGCCGATGATCTGCCCCGCCACCGCCGCGATAGCGGCAGCGATGCCGACACCCCGGATGATGCTGCCGGTGCGGCTCGCCGCGCCCGCCGCGCCAGCTGCCCCGGCTTCCGCGCCACCGGCCGCGCCGCCCGCGCTGGCACCGGCCATCGTGTCGGCCGCGCGCTGCATGTTCTCCGACGCGCCCACCATCGTGTCCGCAGCGGACTGCATGCCCAGCTGGATCTTCCCCCCCGACACCAGGGACAGGAACTTGGTCACGCCCTCCCACCCGGACTTGATCGACTCGAACACGCCCGTGATCTGCTTGGCGCCCCGGCCGATCAAGTACAGGTAGGTGAACAGCTGGACCAGCGCAGGGTTCCCCGACAGCGCCTTCAGCAGCGCCAGCAGCGGGTTGGCCACGTTCCACAGCCACTTAGAGTTGCCGCCGGTGACCATGGACGACCACGCCTTGACGATGTTGACGATGATCCCCAGGGCCTGCCCCATGGCCAGCTTCACCGCAGGCCACGAGTTCCGCCACTGACTGATCATGGCCTGGAACCCGGAGTGCTGCCCCAGGTCCGCCGACCAGGAACGGAACTTGCCCGTCAGCTTGTCCAGGCCCTGGAAGATGCCGAGCGCGAACGGGGCAAACGCCTCCGTAATGTGCCCGAACCCGACCACGACGTTGCCGAGCGCCTTCCCAAGCTCGGTCAGCACCGGATACACCAGCGGGCGCATGTTCCACAGCCACTGCTGGAACCCGCTCGACTTGACCGCCCGCACCGCCTGGGTGGTCAAGTCCAGCAGAGCCGCCGCCGCCTCCCGCACAAACGGGCGCATGGCCTTCAGCAGCGGGTTGACGATCTTCAGCCCCTCATAGAGCGGAGCCAGCACCGGCCGCGCCAGCGAGGTGGCCCAGTTCTGGTACTCCTTATGTGTCGCGGCCAGCGCGGTGGCGAAATCGCGGATCGGCTTCGGCGTCGCGGCCAGTTGCCGCTGATATGCCTGCTGAGCCGCCTTGGTCCCATTGAGGGCCAGCTGCTGCTTGTGCAGCAGCAGCTGGACCTGGGTCATGAGTGGCAGCGCGGCAGCGCCGTACGCGGCCAGGCCCACACCGGCTGCGGTCAGCCCCGTGACCAGCGACCCGGTTGAAACCGTCAGCGCCGAGATGGCCGCCTCGGCCGGGCCGGTCGCCAGCCCAATCCCGGCGATGATCTTCGGCAGCAGGCTTGTCTTCTTAGACGCGGCCGTGCCCGCGTCGCCGAACCCGGTCACGGTGCCGATCAGCTTGAACAGGCCACCCTGCGCGTCCTTGCTGGCCTTGGACTGCTTTCCCAGCGCCACCTCATTACGGGCCACCGACGTGTTGGCCCGGTCCACGGACTTGGCGAACCGGTCAAAGGCTTGCCCGGCCCGGTCGTCACCGAGGAGCACGAACCGCAGCGTCGTGGCCATCGGTGCTCCCTCCGTAAACAGTCGGTGGACGTGTAACAGCCCCCAGGGGGCTCCGAAGCGCTTCCGGCACTACGGGGCCACCCGGGGGCGGCGCGAGGCTGACAGCGGCCAGGGCAGGCTCAGCGGCGGCCGGTTCCGCTAGCCTGGGGTGACACTCCCGGCCCGAACGAGCGGAGGACCCGCGTGCCGATCCCCGAAGCGACCGTGACCCTGCACATGCCGATCGACTTGTCTACGGCTGTGAAGACTCTGGACCTGACCCGCCCGAGCTACGCCGATGATGACGAGTACGACCACGAGCCGGTGTGGCGCACGATCACCCTCGGCCAGCTGATCGCCGAAACGCTGATTGACCAGGCCGACCAGGGCGGCCTGGTCATGGCCGCGACCCGCGCCCTGATGCAGGACGTGACCGAGGACGAGATCCGCCGCTACGCCCGTGAGCGCATCGTGGCCGCCGGCGGGAAGCGGCCCGGGGAAACCGACCACGAGGATCTGACCCTGATGGCCATGGTGGAAGCCGAGATCACCCGGCAGCTGACCAGCGCCGACGGCGGCGCTGTCACCCGTGGCCAGCCCACACCGGTGATCGCCGCGCTGATCGCCGCCAACGTCCGCGTCGGCTTGCAGGATCTGACCAGCGAACAGGTCCAGCAGATCCGCGACCGCATCCTCGGCGAAATCGGCGTGTACGGCCGTTCCGGCCAGGACCCGGTTCCCCCGGGCGGTTAAGACTCCAGCATCCGGGCCGTGCTGTCCATGGCGGCCTGCGCCGCCGCCTGCACGTCCCTGGCCCGGTTCCCGATAGGCCCCTCGAACCACTGCGGGCGGCCCTCCTCCCGCACCCACGTCCACCGGCCAAAGTGCACCAGCGGCACCTCACCGGCCGGGCGGCTCTGATACTTCCGCGCCCGCGACGGCCCCAGCCGGAACCGCTCCCCCCGCGCGAACACCGGGTGCGCCCACCCGCGCGCCGAGTCCGTGTGCTTCGGCAGCGAATCCTCACCAGGCGGCATCCGCGACCCCAGCGACACGATGTCCAGCCGTATCCCGCTCTTACTGATCGTGGTGGATGCGGACACCGTTTTGGCGATGTCATCCCGCAGGCCGCCCTCCTTCGGCGGCCCATCCTTAGACGGCATCGCCAGGATCGCCGCCTGCACGTCGCGGACGAGCGGGGCGGCCAGCTGCCGGAAGTTGCGCCGCAGGTCCCGCTTCATCTTCGGGTCCGCCGCGCGGAGCTTCACCGCTAGCTCCCGCATGTCCCGCACGCCGGAGCCGGTGATCACCGTGGCCATCTAGGTTCCTCTCAGGTTCGGCTGCGGCTTGCCGGTTCCTCTTAGGTTCGGCTGCGGCTTGCCGGCCGCCGGTGCCTGCGCCTCAGCCGACGCCGCGTCCGCCCGCTCGAACAAGATCAGCCACTCCGAGATCTCCCGGCTGGACATCATCGCCAGCGTGTTCGCCACCGAGGTGTGCGTCACCTCGGCGGCTATGCGGAAGTAGAGTCCCCGTTCTGGGTGGCTGTCGAACCTTTTCCCAGTTCGGCCATGTCCTCATCGGACAGGCCCGACATCTGCTGCGCCAGGGCGAACACCCGGTCCAGGGCGACGCCGGATTTCTGCCCCAGCACGGCCACCTCCTGCTGCGTGAACATCGGCTCCCCGGCCTCGTCCACGATGCAGCGGGCCACCAGCTTGGCCGTGGCGTTGGCGGTATCCATCACCGGCCGGGCGTTGGGCCCGGTGCCGCGTATCACCGTCATGGAGGCGAAGTATTCATCGCGGCCGGTGCCGTCCAGGCCCCGGACCATCACCTCGCCTCCCCACTCCGGGACCGGCAGCTTCTCCACCGGCCGGTCATCTACCGCAAGGATGTCGTCGTGGGACAGCAACGCCATCTCGGTACTTCCTCTCTCGTTAAGCCCGGCCGCTAGGCCGGGACGGTCAGGTTCTGGGCCGGGACCTTGGTGACGGTAAAGTCCACCTCGATCTGCTCCGGGTTGTTCGGGTCGGTCATGAGGAACGACGCCGACACCTTCACAGGGAAAATGTCGTACTTGCGGCCGGCCACGTCCCCCTCCCACAGCAGCGCGACAAACCCTGCCGTGTCACGGGGCAGCACCGTCCGCACGTCGTTCGACCCGGAGTCCGCGTAGAACGTCAGCGACGACGCGGCGGCGGTGATCCGGCCCGGGATCGTGCCGGTGAACCGCCCCGACAGATCAGGCACGTCCAGCGCCTCGGAGGCGACGGTGAACCCGGCCACCAGGGTGCACTCATTGGTCAGGTCGATGCCCGCGTTGATCTCAGTACGCGTCGCGCCGGTCAGGTATCCCGCGATCGTGGGCATCCAGTAGATCTTCCTGGTGCCTTCCGGCACGTACCGGTTGGTGACGTTCAGTGGTGTGGGTGCCATCAGTCACTCCTTGGGTTCTCCGTCGCCACTGTGGGCGGCTGATCTCCTGCGGCCACCGGCCCTGCCGTGGTCCTCTGTCTTCTCGGCCGCCTTCGCTGCGGCCTCGGCCTTGGTCATCGGCGCGGGCTCCCCGGGCGCCGGTTCGGCAGGCGGCGCGTTGTCCTCGGTCAGCCGCGTCCACCCGCCCGCGTACCACTGGCCCAGCCCGCCCTCGTACACCTCGGCGATGCCACCCGACTCCGGGTGGATGATCTTGACGAACCCTGGCTCCATGACCGGCCTCCTCTAGCCCTGTGTGGTGATGCACGCCGCAGAGACAGACGTGGGTGTCGCGGAGAACCCGAACGTCGCCAGCCCCGTCACCGGGTCGGCGTACCGGATGGAGGGCAGCGGAATGATCGCATCAGCGCCGTTGGCGACCGCGACCACAAACGGCGTCGTCACCGCCATGCCGTCCGCCGTCACCGCCGCCGGGACGGTCAGCTGCACGTTGATGGATGACCCTGACGCGTTCTTGATCAGCAGGGCCAGGTTCTGCCCGCACGGCGCCGTGTTCGCGGTCGCGGCCAGCGGCGTCCCAGACGCCGTGGTGGTGTAGGCAATCGCGCCGCCGTTGTGGCTGAACGCCTGGGGTGTCAGTGGTGCGCCCATGTGGGTCTCCTGTACTGTGGTCGGTCCGGGCGGGAAAGCCACGGGTGGCCTGCGCGAAGCTGAGCGAGCCGGATCAGGCGAGGTGTGAAACCTTCGGCCGGGCTGCCCACCACACCGCTTCTGCTTGGTGCTCGCCGCCCGCCCGGCGCCCAGGCTGGCCGTTGGGTTCCCCCAGTGGCAGGCGCCGTCAGCAAGGCCCAGCGGCCTGCCTGGGGCTCACCGGGTGGTGAACGCCCGCACCTCCACGTCGAACCGCAGCCGCGCCTCCAGGCCGCCGGTGGTCTGGTCCTCCCGCAGCGCCCACGTGATGATCCGCGCCCCCGCCACCGTGCCGCCCAGCTTCCGGTCCCGGCTGATCGCGGCGCCGACGATGCCCATCAGGGCGAACACCACGTTGCGGTCAGCCACCGGGTCGGATGTGCCGACCAGCCCCGCCGCCGTGCAGTGGATCTGGTAGGTCTCCTCATCGGAGGACCCGCCCACGTCGCCGGACGCCATGGTGCCCTCGGTTACGGCGTCGTCATCAGGCCCCATGTAGCCGATCGAGATCACCCGCAGCGCCGACCCGTTGTTCAGGGTGGTGCCGTTGCGGATGTCCAGCCCCGGGTCCGGGTTCAGCGCCGCCTCGTTCACCGTGGCCTGCCACAGCGCCTGGATCGCCGCCGGGGCCGTGGTCGCCCAGGTCACCGCGACCACCTCCGTCTCTGGCACCAGCCCCGGCCGCAGTCCAGCAGCGCCGGGTCGTAATGGTCGGGGATGCCGGGCGCGCACTCGGCCCACACCCGGGCGACCGCTCGGGCGTCGATACCCAGCGCCGCCTCCATCTCCGCGACCACCAGCGGCGGCGCGGCCACATCGTGGACCGGACACCTCCGGGCCAGCAACCGCAGCAAGGCCCTCATGGCGGTGAGCCCATCGCCACTAGCAGGCCCGCGCAGAACGCCAGCAGGATCGCCGCCGGCAGCGAGATTCCCGCCAGCGCGGCCAGCGCCCCCATCACGCCGCCCACCAGGCCGCCTCTGATCATGACGACGGCACCATGTCCTGCTCCAGCAGTTCCAGGACCCGGCGCGGCACCGAGAACGTGAACCCCGTGGTCGCGGTGTACACCTCCTCGCCCTGCAACACCGCCGGGGCCTGCGACCCGCGCTGCGTCTCCCACAAGTGCCGCAGCTGTTCTTTCGCCGCGTGGATGAACCGCTCCGGGATCTCGGCCTTGCCGCAGGACAGCACGATGTCCCACGGCGCCCACCAGAACGGGAAGGGCTGGATCTGGTCGATGATCCCCGCGTCGGAATCCCACCGCAGCTGCGGAGTCGTCCACGCCGGGCCGCCGGGCCACACCGAGGTGACCGACTGGACGGTGAGGATGTTGCGGAACGGCACCAGAATCCGGTACCGGCCGTCCTCGGCCCGGTAGGTGAACTGCCGTGGCACCAGCGTGCCCACCTTGACCTCGATCATCTCCGTGGACACCTGAAGGAAGTTCGCCAGTTCGCTCATGCCGTCGTCGGTGAGGCTGGTCTCGTTGAGGTGCTGCATCGCCTCGGCCATGCCCAGGATCGACGCGGCCCGCCGCACGTTGACGAAATCCGGGTAGGGCGCCGTCCCCGGGCCCATCGTCGTCCAGGCGAACTGGAACAGCCCCGGCGTCGGCAGCGTGTAGTCGTAGCCGAGGGTCCAGTCCGTACCCGACTGCGACCACCCGGAGCCAACCGCCGGCTGGACCATGGTGCCGTCCGGTTGCGTGATCGTCAGCACCGCCGACGACGGCGCAACCTGTATGCCGTGGACGGTGATGGAGGTGTGGTACACCTGCCCGGGACACAGCATCTACGGCTTCCCTTCTATGTCCGCGCCGCTGCTTGCGGTGCCTGACGCGGTGGCGCCCACCGCCTGGTCCCCGGCCACAGTCCCGGCCTTGGCACCGGCGCCAGCCGTCCCGGACGAGACACCTGCCGCACCCGAGATCCCAGCTGCGACCAGCGCGCCACCGCCCTGGGTGGCGGTGCCGAACTGCGCCGGGATCAGCGCCACCACGGCCGCGCCCGCCGCGCTGCCCAGCCCGGTGGCCACCTGGGCGCCGACCCCTACCGCGACCCGCGCCGGGCTGGCCACGCCGGACCCGGCCGCGACACCGGCGGGCACCAGCAGGCCCCGCTGGATCGTGGGACCACTGGCCCCGCCCAGGCCGCCAGCTGGTCCCGCATGCACGGCAACCGCAATCCCCGGCCCGGGTGCGGCACCCGCGCCAGCTGCGACCCGGGCGGGGGCTTGCGGCACCGACGCGTTGGGCGCCGTGCCTGCTCCCGTGGCGACACCGGCAAAGGCCCCGCCGCCCGCGATCACGACTGGACCAGGCGCCGAGCCGGTGCCTGCTGCCGCTCCTGCCGGTGCGGAACTCGCGGCGGTGACCCCCGCCGGTGTGCCTGTTCCACTGCCTGCCGCGACTCCCGCAGCGGCGTTCACGGCCTTGGCCGCCGTGGCAGACGGCGCCGCGCCCGTACCAGCTGCGGCCCCGGCGCTAACACCGGCCGCGATCGTGGCACCAGGCGCGGCACCGAGCCCGGCCGCTACTCCGGCGTTCGCAGACCCGGCCGTGGTCGTGCTGACCGTCGCCCCCGGCGCCACGCCCAAGCCCGGCGCTACGCCCGCGTTCACCGTTTCCGCTGCGGTAGCCGCCGTCGCGGCGCCGGTACCAGCGGCCACACCAGCGGGGACACCGGCCGCTGCCGTGGCCCGCGTCGCCGCGCCGGTCCCGGCCGCCACGCCCGCGTTGGCGCTGGTGGACGGGACCGTGCTGACCGTCGCCCCGGGTGCGGCGCCCAGCCCCGCCGCTACACCCGCGTTCGCACCCTCAGCCACCGTCGCGGCGGGTGCTGCACCAGTCCCGGCCGCTACCCCGGCCGCTGCCGCTGTGACGGCGGTGACCGTGGTCGCCACGGCCGCGCCCACTCCGGGTGCGGCACCGGCGTTCACCCCGGCAGCTGCCACAGCCGGAGAGGCCGCCCCGGTCCCAGCTGCCACACCGGAGTTGATCCCCGCGCTTGCCGTGGCGCCGGTGGCCACGCCGGTCCCCGCCGCGACACCGGCGTTGACGATGACTGCGGCCGGGCCGCCAGCGTCCCCCGTAGTGGGCGGCGGTGCGGTGCGGCGGCGCCGGTAGCGGCGCATATAGTCCCGGCGGCGCGCTACCGCCACCGGGCCGGGCGTCCCTCCGCCCGCCAGCCGGAATGCGACAACGATGAAGGATGCGGTAAACGGGCCGGCGGTGCCGGTGAACGCCCAGGTGCCGGACTCCGCGCCGCCCGTGCTGTTCTTGTACGCAACGGCCACGTCGTTGGTGCCGCTGTTATTGATGTTCGCCGGGTCAACGGTGTACCCGGACGGGGCCGTGTAGCTCTCCGAACTGCCGTCGTCGCCGAAGAACGACACCAGGTACTCGCTGGCCGCGCTGGACGTGTAGGCGGGCTGCGCGATTGATGCAGTCTGAGCGGTGTTCAGCGTCGCGGCGGTGCCATCGGCGGCGTTGCCCGTGGCCAGGCCCGACACTTCCTGCACCAGCATGGACAGGTCGTCGGCCTGGGCAGCCAGGATGACCGTGATCGACGGCTTAGTGCCCACGTCCCCCGATGGGGTGTCAAGCTGGTAGCAGGCGCCCCGCTCGCTGTCGCCGCCGCCCGAGCCGGACACAGAGTTGGGTACGAGGGTGAGGCTGTTGCCCGCGCCGTCTTTGACGCTGTTGATTGTGGAGACACCGCTGGCAGCGTTGGCCATCACCCACGCCAGCAGCTTGGTGCCAGCGGACACGTTGGCCGCCGTGTAGGTGACGGTCAGGGTGGTGAGGGTCGTGCCGCCGCCACTGGCCGACTGGAGGCGCGACCACGCCACGGGTCACCCCCCCTTGCTAGCTGGTCACGATCGTGCCAGCCACCGCGATGGACGCCGGGCCGCTGACCGTCACCGTGGCCCGCAACTGGCGGGAGGTGCCGGGAATCAGGTTCCATCGGCCAGTGGATGCGGCGGCGTTGGCCCCCGTTTTCGCGCTGAAATACAAGCCACCGGGAAATACCGTGCCGCCAAGATCCTGCCACGACGCGCCGCCGTCGTTGGACTGCTCTACGTCGGTCGTGATGGTGCTGTCGGCGGCCAGCGAGTTGAGCCCCGCCGTGACGGTGCGGTCGATAGTCAGCACGATGGCGCCCTCAGTGTCAGCCGGGTGAGTGGGGCCGAACTGGCGCGCGCCCACCGGCAGCGTGACCAGCGGAATGGTGAACGTCGTTGGCATGGCTCAGCTTTCCGCGTACAGCTTGGCCCAGTCAGGGGTGACAGTGTTACCCGCCGTGGCCGCGCCGAGGATGATCGCCGGCCACAGGTACATGACCTGCTGCGGGTCGAACGTGGTGAACGTGGCGGCGGTGTTCGCGGCCGGGCAGGACACCTCGAACGGGGAGGCGAACGCCGGGCACTTCACCCAGCCGGTGGTGACGAGGGTCGAGTTGGCGCCCGGGGCGCCGAGCGCCCGCAGCTTGATGTTCCACTCGGCGCGGAACCGGGCCGCCGTCACCGCGCCGCCGGGGGTGTTGGTGCCGGAGATCGCGTGCAGCTGGTTGGTGGTGGCGAACGCGGCCGGGTTGGCCTGGCTCATGTACAGCAGGAACGCAAACGAGGGGATAGTCGCGGTAGCGGTCAGGGCGCCCTCGATGACCAGCCGCATACTGGATGTCTGCTCGCCCAGCTTGGACAACTGCCCAGCCGGAACCGGGATAGCCGGCCAGCCGTTGCACATCGTGGACCCGGGGCTGGCAGTAGGAACACTGGCCGACGCCGCCTGCGAGTACGAGAACAGGGTCTCGACAACCCGGTCGTAACCGGCCATAGCTCAGCCTCCTAGAGGGTCACCTTGAAGATCCCCGTCGCATCCCACACCACGGTGAACGTCCCGCCGGTGACCCCCTGCGAGCCGCCGAAATAGTTGAAACACATGCCCTGTTTAGCCACCGTGCCGCCGGTGATGGTGGAGTCGTACACGAACGCGCCGAACGCCGCCGCGATGGTCACATTCCCCGCCCCGGCCAGGTCGGCGGCGTCGAAGTTGACAATCGACGTGCCCGCCGCGAACGCCTTAGACGCCAGCGCCCGGCCGCCGCTGGCCCAGTTCGACCCGCCGGTGTCGATCACCTCGTTGCCGGTGACCCACACGCCGGTGTTGAATCCGGTGGACCCCACGGCCGCGTCCCGGTCGGGAGTGGTCGTGTTATTGAACAGGGCCACGTTCACCGCGTCGGCGGACAGCGAGGAGAACAGGGTGGGCGCGGCGGTGGTCCACAACCGGCCCATGATCGGGTTCAGCAGCGCCTGGGTGAAGATCCTGCTGTCAGTCCATCCCATCGCCGGCGGCCTCCTCGTCTAGGGCGGCCTGCGGCTGGTGGCCCTTGGCGTGCTGCTCCTCCGCCGGGAGCGGCGGCACCGGTTCGTAGTCGCCACCGATCGGATGGTCGGTGGTGTAGGTCACCCCCCGCGCCGGGTTGGTGGGCCTGACGTACTTGCGGTTCAGCGGGTCCGGGCCGACACCACCCCGGCCTGCCGCGACTCCGGCATGTGCGCGTGTTTCAGCCACGGCGGGCTCCTCTACGGTGGGGGGATGACAACTGCGGAGGACCGGCACCTAGCGGAACTGCTGGTCCGGTACGTGTTCACTGACGGGCAGCACCCGGCCGCCATCACAGGGCGGCTGCGGATGCTGCGGGACCAGTCGGCCGCCGCCGGGCTCGGCCCGGCGGCTTACCTGCGGGCGCTGTACGAACGGCCGCCCGAGGAACACCTAGTGATCTGGCCCCGGGAGGGTGACTCTCAGCCAGGCGACTGGACGATCACCTGGGACGCGGCCGGAAGATTCCGGCTAGTCCCGCCCGACCCGGGCGACCGCGACAGCGGGGAACACAGCCGCGTCGTTTGACCCGTCGGCCCGTTCGGTGACCACCGCCATGTACGGCCTGCCGTCGTCACCGGTGCGCTGCTCCTCACCGTTCAGGTAGTCGCCCCGCTCGATCGCCACCACCTTGCAATCGGTCCCGGCCAGGACCAGCGGCGCGATCAGCCCGTGCAGCCTCGGGCAAGGATGGAACCGGGCCGCGTTCGGGCCCAGCTGCGGCGTCCGCTCGCTGATCCCGCAGTTGGGGCAGGACCAGTCCTGCGTCCCCTCCAGCAGGACCGCGTGGCCTCTCACCGGGACCCGGTGCGCGAGCCACCCGAGGTGGACGCCCGGCCGGTGGCTGGGTGGCTGCCGGAGGTGCTGGCCTGGCTGGTGCCCTTGTCCTGGGTTCCCTTGGCCGCGCCGCCGTCCTCCTGCTTGCCCGTGTCGGCTCCGCTGTCGTCACCTTCGTCCGGGTTGGAGTCGCCGTCCTCGTCCTTAGCCGCCGCCTTGGCCTTGGCCGGTTTCCCGGTCGGCCAGTAGTCGCCGCTGCCGTGGTCGCTCACCGGAATCACCAGGCCCGGGTCATCGGCCGGGTACTCCATCGGATGCCATCCCGGCTCGGGCTGCTCCTCGGGCGCCTCGGCGACCGCGATGTTGTCCGGCAGTTCCTCGCCCGCCTCGAATATGTGGCCGGGCTCGAACAGCAGCACGCCGCCCTCACCGTGGTAGGGCTGGGTCACCATCATCTTGGTCTTCGTCTTCGCGGCCATGGGGATCTCCTCTAAAAGTCGGCCGGATTCGGTGGCCCGAACTCGTCATTCTCTCGGACCCGGATCAAGCCCCAGCCGGGGCCACCCTCCGGGTTGATGATCTCCTCCGTCTGGTAGGCGCCGGCCAGCTGCGGCCACACCCGCCACACCTGCGACCGTGGGTCCTCCGAGGGCGCGATGTCGTGCAGCATGATCAGCCCGCCGGGGCGGACCAGCGGCCCATACAGGGCCAGGTCCATCCGCACCCCATCCGGGGTGTGGTCGCCGTCGATCACCAGCACGTCCACCAGGTCCAGCAGATCCGTGGGCTTGAACCCGTGGGCCAGCTGGGCGGCCAGCCACGCCGCCGCCTCCATGCTGTGGGAGTCCCCGATGAACACCTCCGCGCCGTGGGGGTCCAGCGGCTGCCCCGACCCGCCAGTGTCGTAGCCGTTATCGGCCAGGGTGATGCCGTACACCCGGGGGCAGCAGAACCGCCACGCCAGCAGCGTGCCGCCACGGTCGCAGCCCACCTCCACCAGCACCTGCGGATTGACCGCTTCCACGGCCCTCACCGCGTCGGCCAGTTCGTCTAGCTCCTGCGCCGCACCGGCGACCACCGCCCGGGTGGCGACGGCCAGCGCCCGGTCCCGGACCGGTCCCCATTCGGTCTCGGTCTGGCTGTCGCTCATCGCCGCCTCCTACTGGACGGGGCGCGGCGCCCGGTGCGTCGTCTCCCCCGGCTGCGCCGCCCACCACTGGTCGTCGCCGTCACCGGCCGGGCGTGCGATCACGTACGGCGCGGAACGGCCACCGGCCAGCATCGCGGTGAACACCCGGGCATCGTAACCAAGCTCGCCCAGCAGGTCCAGCAGATCCGGCCGGTCGTAGTAGCCGTAGATCGAGTGGTCCTCAATGAACAGCACCGGCCGACAACGGTCCAGCAGCTTGGCCATGCCCCGGAGCGCGTGCAGGTCGGCGCCCTCCACATCGAGCTTCACCAGGTCGATGCGAAGCTCATCGTGCAGCAGGTCGTCCAGCGGCACCGCAGTCACCGTGGTGCCGCCGGCCACGGCCGGTTCGAGGACCCGCGTCGAACCGCCGCTCACCTGCCCGTTGGGGTCCGACAGCATCAGGTCGGTGGCCGAGTCCCACGCGGCGGCCTCGTACACCTCCACGTTGTCCACGCTGTTCATCTCGATGTGCGCCCGCAGCACGGCGGCGGTGTCCGGGTTGGCCTCCACCGCGATCACCGCCGACGCCCGGCGGGCCAGCCGCAGCGACCAGCGGCCGATGTGCGCGCCCACGTCCAGGACCACGCCCCCATCGGGCAGCAGGCCCTCCAGCACCGGCGCCAGGGCGTCCTCGTGACCGATCGCTATCCAGTCGTCGGTGTGGGAGCCACGCTGAATCCACCGGAAGCCGTCCACCTCGGCGGTGGGCAGCGGGATGGCCCCGTTGACCTGCGACCGCACCGGCGTCATGCCCGCGTACTGCTCCAGCATCGCCAGGACCGGCTTCCAATACTTGGCCGCGATCAGGTCCGCGTCGTAGGCCAGCGCGAACTCCCGCGCCCTGGCCCGCAGCTTCGGGTCCCGCGCCTTGGCGTACGCCTTGTGCAGCTTCGCCGTCAGCGAGTCGATGTTCGGCGGGAACCACCACGCCTGATCACGCGGGTACCAGTATTCCTGGCATGCGACCTTCCACCCGGCGCCGCACAGTTCAGTCTGCGCGGTGTTGTCCCCGACGATCACCGGCACGCCGCACGCCTGCGCCTGCAACGCCGAGAGGCCGAACCCCTCACCCCACGACGGCTGCGCCAGCACGTCCGCGCAGCCGGTCAGCATCGCCACGTAGGTGGACGAGTACAGGCCGACCACCTGCGCGTAATCCTCGCTGAAGATCACCTTGGAGCCGATGCCCAGCTGGTGGATGATCGGCCGCATGTCCAGGCCGTAGCCGTCCATCGTCGCGGCCATGGAGTGGATCAGCAGGATCGCATCCGGGTGGGTCTTGGCGAACCGGGCGAACGCCTGGAACAACTCGCCCCAGCCCTTACGCGCCGGGTCGGTGCCCTTGTTCGCCCCCACCACGGCGATGACGAACGCGTCCTGCGGGACGTGCAGCCGCTTCCGCGCCTCGGCCCGCTCATCATCTGACAGCGGCCGGAAAACCTGGGTGTCCACGCCGTGGGGGACGTAGCACGGCTGCAACCCGGCCTTGGCCATCTGCCGCTCGCCGAACCGGGAGTAGGCGATGGGCTGCGCCCCGGACAGGGCGTAGAACGCCTGGTCCCCGGCGGACATCGGCACCGAGTGGACCGGCGACCAGGCCGCGCACGCGTGGCCGCGCACCGGGTCCGGGCCGACCGCCCAGGCGTCGTAGTGGATCAGGATCAGCCCACGGTCGCGGCCGAAAAAGTACCGGGCGTGGCCCTCCAGGATGTCGGACGAGTACGCCGACACGCCGCTTGACAGGCACGGCAGGCCCTCCCACTCGGTGGAGAACCCGGACACCCCCGTCATGCAGGAGATCACCACGTCGTAGCCCATCTCCGCGATGCGCTTGGTGAACAGGGCGGTTTCCACGCCGTACCCGGTGTTGGACAGCGGCTCGGGCGCGTTGGAATGCCAGAGGAGTTTCTTGGTACTGATGGCCGGGGTCCTCTCATGCGAACGGCCCGCGCGGGATGCGGGCCGGTGAACGTCGGATGCGGGCTCTACTGGCCCATGGTCTGGTAGCCGGGGCGGTTGGCCTCCGGGTCGCCGGACATGTCCACGTCGATGAACCCCAGCGGGTCCGGGGTGTCGGTTGTGGGGCAGTCCACGAACCCGCTGGCACCCGTGCCAGGCGGGTCGGCGGCCACCGCGTCAAGGCCGTGCTGGTCGTGCGCGGCCCGGTCGGTCTGCGCCATGTCCATCAGGTGCGACGCGTGCGGGGTGGTCTCGGTGCCCACCATGTCAAGGCTGTCTGTCATCAGTCCGGTACCTCCTCGGGGCTTGGCCACGGACGGTCGTTGACGACAGTGACCTCTATCGGCGGATACGGGTCGTACGGCGGCGGCGGCGGCGGCGGGGCCGCGTTCACAGCCGCATGGGCGGCCGTCTCGCGGGCGCCCTCTGCTGACTCGGCGGCGCGCATCGCTGCCGCCACCTCGGCCGGGTCCGTCATGACGGCCTCCTCTGGTTGAATGCTGGGGTGCTGGCCGGGGAGCCAGAGTCCACCTCCCCGGCCAGCACCCGCTGTGTGGTAGCCCTACGGTCAGGCCGTGCCGCCAGTGGCCCACCGGAACGCGTTCGGAGTCGCCACGTCCGACCCGACACGCCAGTAGTAGAACCAGCCCTGGTTACCGGTCGGCATGTTCGCCGTACCGGCGCCCTTCAGCAGCGGGTCGAACAGCATCGTGGACCCGATCCGGTCCACGACATAGAACTTGCTCCAGTCGCCGAACACCGCAGCTGCGGCGGCCAGCGCCGTGCCGGTACCCGGTGTCTGGGTCAGCGACGGCGACTCGCGGATCTGCTTCTCCATCAGCGTGGGAGGCTGCCCCTGGCCCAGGTTGGCCCAGAACGCGCCGCCACCAAACTGGTCGATGGAGCGGACCCGGTTGATGTTCTGGATCGTCATGACCCAGCCCACCGACGGCGACATGCGGAAGCGCGGCCCAAGAGCCGCGTTCAGCGTCATCACATCAGACAGGCCGCCGCCGTTCGCGCCACCGGAACCAGCGGTGCCGGTGAACGCGTTGACACCCGACCCGCCGGCCAGGACCCGCTGGCCGGTGCCCAGCGCGGTGATGATGCCCCGGGGCTGCCCGGCGTTGGCGACACCACCAGTGCCCCTGGCGAATGCCGTCTCCTCCAGGATGTCCTTCGCGTCGGCCAGCAGCCGTGGCAGCTGGTCCGCGAAGTTGGTGTCACCCACGGCTTCAAACGATCCGATGACCCACGCCGCTGCCTTCTTGGCGTAAATCTGGATCTGCCCGGTGGCCGGGGTGTTGTCGGTGGCCTGGCCGCCTTCATCGAGCCAGCCCATCTGCACACCAGCGGAGTTGACACCCTGCCACGCGTTGGACGTGGTGGTCTTGATTTCCGCCATCGCCCGGTAGGGGTTAGTGGACCCGTCTGATGTCAACACGATCGTCGGGTCGAGCACATACGGCAAGAGGAACCCGCCGGATGCCGTGCCCAAGGTGAGTGACCGTTGCGCCGCCCGCAGCCCTTCGCCCATCGGGTCCTGGAGGTACAGGCGGAACGCGTCCACGTACTCGCCGTGCCCGGTGAGCAGCGCGTGACGCGCGATCATCGGGTCGGAGACAATCTTGCGGGTGGCTTCCTGTGCCCGTTCGGTGGGCAGCACGCCGCGCTTGTTGTGGGACTCGATCACGGTCATGGCACGGGCCACCATGTCGGAGCCGCGCACCAGGCCGTCCCGCACCCGGTCCAGATCCTGGAACGGGTCCAGGCGCTGCATGAACTCCGGCGCCACGCCGTCGCCCCAGCGGGAACCGCCCGAGCGGCGGATGTTCCCGTTGCCGTCGCCGTTGTCGCTGCCACCCTCGGTGGCGTGCGGGTCAGACGACGCGCCCTTGCGGATCAGCTGGATCTTCTCCATCCGCTGGACGATCGGCTTTTTCAGGCCCTCCAGGTTCTCGTATTCCTCGATCAGGGTGTCGCGGATATTCCCGTCCTGCTCCTCCGTGGTCTCGGGGTCCGCGTCCATGGAAGCCAGTTCAGACCGGATGGCCTGCTGGCGGTCCAGCATCTCAGAGAGACGCATGCCGATTACTCCTCTCGGCTTGGGAGTGTGATACCGGCCTTTGCCATAAGCTCCTCCGTGCGGAGCCGGTAGAGCCGGTTTCCGGTGGACCGCGACGCGTCCCCTTCTACGGGAGGGCTGCCGCTGCCGTCACCCTCGAACTCCTCCTCGGAGTCGTCCGGGGTGTAGGCGTCAGCGTCGCCGTCATCCCCGCCGGCCTCATAGCCGGGGGGAAGCTGCATGCGGACGCCGAGGACTTCAGCGCCCGAGTAGGCGGGGAACGGCGTCAGGCCGTACTCCCGCAGGCCGAGGACCATCCGGCGCACCAGCTGGAGCACCCCGCCGGGCTGCCGCCGGTACCGGTCGCCGGGGCCGCGCAGCGGCGGGTTCGACCGGACGATGCCGCCGGTGAACGACTGCGACCGCAGCGCGCCGATGTTGACCAGTTCCAGCAGTTCGTCACCGAGAGGCGTCTCCGCGTACTCGGTGCGGGTCAGCAGGCCCTGGCCCTCCGCTCCGATGTACCGGGTCACCCCGGCCGGGAGGCTGAACCGTTCCGCCGGCGTGCCGTGGACGGTCATCCCGTGATTGAACAGGCACGTCACCCGCCAGTAGCCGTTGTTCCGGTCCGGGTGGATCTGCCGCAGCACCTCATCGAACGCGGTCCGCTGGATCTCCTCCAGGTAGTGGCCCTCGTGGTCGTGGATCTCGGCGGGCTTGTCCCACACCGCCGCGTACGCCTCCACCACCCGGCCCGACCGCTCCCCGTCGGAGCGGCCCAGGATCTTGCACTCCTCCAGCGGGTAGTACCGGACAAGCTCCCGCGCCCGCGACGCCGAGGACCCGTTGCCGCCGCCGCCGTCGGCGACCTTGATCCCGAACTTCTTGGCGGCGGCCTCGATCTTCGTCTGGGCCTGCGCCTTGGCTGCGTCGGGAATGTCGGTCTGCGGCAGCCGCGACAGAGCGTCCCGGACATGCGCCGCATCGTGCAGAGGCAGGAACCGGTTGTCCCTCGGGACGGTCTTGCCGCTGCTGTCTTTGGTTCCGCCCGGCTTTATGTACGCGAACGCGTCATCGGGCAGGTCGTTGATCGCACTGGTCGCCATCGCGGCCCGGCTGGCGTCACTCATGGGCGTACTCCTCAATTCGGATCTGCGTGCGCCGTGGCGTGTGCGGGCCTGAAGGGCTCGCCACTGGGCGATGTTCTTCACTGCGGCGGCCTGCACGTCGGGGTGCACCGGGTGGCCGTGGCCGTCGTGGCCGGCGGCCCAGTTCTCCACGATCCCGACGGCCATACGGACCGCCTCGGACTCCGGGTGACCTGATTCCTCCAGGTCGTGGGCCACGTGCTGGATATACGGCGGCAGCTGCCACGTCTGGTGCTTCCACAGCCCCGGGCCGCCTGGGCGCCCTATCTGCTCGGGGACGGTGGAAGCGGTCGCGGTCTGCGCGGTGCGGCGCAGCGCCAGAGTGTCCTCGATCGCCGCCGGGTGCGGGCCTGGGCCGTGATGCTCGGCCACCCGGTGTCCGGGCGCCACCCGCATCTGCCGCACGTGCCGGACGGGCACCGGCGCTTTCCCCCGTGGGATCACCGTCCGCGTCGGGTGATCGAAACGCCCCGTGTGCTCGGTTCCGCGCTTGTCGCGGCCGGTCACCACGCGGCCATGCAGCGCCCCCGCGTCGGCGGCCCTGATCCAGCCGTGGGAGTACCCGTGCGGCCCCACCCGGCTGATCGCATCACGCTCACCCATGGCAGCCTCCAGCGTCCGGGCATGGCTGCGCCCCCGGGCCTATTGGCACGGGGGCGCGTCAGAGGGGCAGGCTAGTTGTCAGGCACGTCCGCGATCACGCCCTTGGGCATCGCCGCGATCTCCTGCTGAATCTTGGTGAACAACTGCCGGGCCTGCGGGGTGTCAGGGACCAGGTGCGCGGGGAACGGCGAACCGGTAGCGGCGGCCACCTCCAGGGCCACCACCTGGTCACCGTCTACTTGCACCATCCTGGTTACACCTCCCGCACTATTAGTGTATCCGCAGGTCAGGACAGTGATCAGATCTCGTGGGCCTTGGCCAGGAAACGCTCCCACGCCGCCTGGTCCGCGACCTTCCACTTGCCGCCCTCCGGCTTGCGGCCCACCAGCAGCGGCTTCGCCCCGCCGGTGTCCCACAGTTCCGCCGCGTCGTAAGCGTCCTCCGCGATCAGCTTGGGGAACACGTCCGACACCCCGGCGTGGATCTGCCGGATCACCGACTCCGGCACCATCCGGCCGGTCTTCTCCGCGCGGGCCTGCGCTCGCCGCACCGCCTCATCGGTGGCCACCGTGACATACTTGCCGACCGTCTTATGGCCGGCCGCCTTGGCCTGCTTGATCTTTTTCCGCATCGAGTTGATGCTGCCGTCGCCGGTGCCGTCCACCAGGTAGTCCATCTTCCGCTTCGCAGCCTCGGCCGCGATGGCCTTGGCCAGGTACGACGACTCCTCGTGCACGTACGCGGCGGCGCCCTTGTCTCCGGCGGCCAGCTTCTCGTGATAGTCGGGCAGCTTCGCCTTGATCGCATCCGCGTCGATGTGCGCCGTATCAGCCGACTGCCCGGCCAGGACGGTGGACTTCCCCGCTGCGGACCCGCCGCCGAGGAACGTCGCCACCGGTGAGCCCTTGGGCGTCACCCCAGCCAGGGTTTCGTTGACGATCTTCTGGTGCAGCGCCGCCCGCTGCGCGTTCCACGTGCCGTCCGGGTTCATGTACTTGGCCACCGAGTCGGCCCCGGCGGAGTCCGCGACCAGGCCGCCCAGCGGCTTAACCGCCCCCGTCGCGGCTGCCGCCACACTGGCCACGCCCGTGCCTGCCTCACGGGCGAACTCGCCGTGCGGGTCACGCGGATGCAGGCCCGGGTCCCACGCGGCCCGCTTCACCGTGACACCCTCGCTGACCTTCCGCGCCGCCTTGGCATCCGCGATCAGCTGCGCCGCCAGCCGCTGCGCCTCCTGCTGGTCGGCGCCGGTGACCTTCGCCAGCAGCTTGGCCGTGGCCTCCTGCGCCTTGGCTTCCTCCGCAGCCTGCGCCTTAACGGACGCGCCCACCGCCGCTGCCGCACCGCCCGGCGCACGTGGCTTGCGGCCCCTCAGCACGTGCAGCGCCTCGCCGCCGATCAGCGGCCCCACCGACACGCCCGCTGCGGCCAGCGGCGGCAGCGCCGCACCCGCCGTCGCCAGAATCAGCGCCCCGACCGCGACCAGGGCGAGGATGTTCACGATGGCGTGGACGATTTCCTTGCGCCGCTCACCCGAGCCGCCCTTGGCCTCGGCGGTGCGCCCGGCCAGCTGGGTCATCCGGTCCTGTTCGGCGCGCAGCTGCGCGGTCACCCGGTTAAGCTCGGCGGCCTGGTCGGCGCGCATCTTGTCCCGCTCGGCGGCGAACTGCGCCTGAAGGTCGGTCACCATCTTGGCGACTTCCACCGGCGACGGCCCGGCTGGCCCGGCAGGCGCCTCCCCGGCGGCATGCTCGAACTCGCCGTGACGGCCACGCGGGTGAAGCTCAGCGTCCCACTTGCCGCGCAGCAGCATCTCCCCGCCAGTCCACGTCAACCCCCGGGCGACGGTCACACGGCCCGCTGCCGGGTCACCAGCGTCCCCGGGGTGACGGGCTGCGCCGCCGCCCAGTGGGCTGTCCACGAGCGCCAGGGCCGCGCGGGTGGCGTACTTGGGGTTGGCCATGTCCCCGGTCTTGCGGGACGCGATGCCCTCCTGCTTGGCGAACGCCCGCGCCTCCTTCAGCAGTTCCGGCATCGGCAGCCCAACCCGGACCACCCGCATGTCCCGCTTGTGGCCCTCGGAGTCGGCCAGCGCCCGCCCGGCCCAGTTGTGGTGCCCGTCCAGCACCCGGCCGTCCTGCGACACCGTGATGGGCTTGGTGTCCGGCAGGTCGCCGGACTTCAGGTTGTCCGCGATCTTGCGGATCGCCGCGATGTCACCGGTGGTCTGCGTCGGCTTCAGCGACGCGGCCGGGACCCGGTGCTCGTGCACCGAGATCCCCTTAGCCCGCAGGTGCGCCATGAACTTCGGGACCATGTGCGCCGACGGGACGTACTGGCCGTTGACCAGGCCCGACAGCTGCGGCATGTCCGCCCGGTCAATGCCCATGCTGCCGTGATAGTTCGCCACACCGCCGGTGCGGGAGAACGGCAGCTTGCCGCCGCTGGTCGCCCACTTGCCGTGCACCCCACGCGGGTGCAGCTGCGCGTCCCACGCGGCGCGGACGATCTCGTCAGGCGCCCAGTCCCACGCCAGGCCGGTGCCGTTCAC